GTTCCTCCTAAATCAAATCTTTGCGCTCCAGTCAATTTCGCGCTTATGCACCTCTATCCATCGAGATGCTTCGTACTCAAAAATGATTGACTTCTTAACTCCTGACGTTGCATGCGGTGCGATTACCCAACCGCCGTTTGCAAAATCGGTTTCCGGGAACTTGTCGAAGATGTATAAGCGTACCCAAGGAGCACTCTTGCCACCACAATACTTACGACGAAATTCATTAATATCAATTGTTCTGCCAATCGCGTCTTCTTTAGGAATTAGCCCTAAACTATCAACCGCCTCTAAGACGGCTGAATTGATTGCTTTGTCATCAATTAATAGTTCCATCTACCCATCTCCTTTCCAGCTGTATACTTAAGTCATCTCCTAATGAAAGGAGGTGAATATTGTGAATAAGATTGCTAGTCCTAAAGAAACTGTCCTTAGCCTGATTCTGCTTGGTGAGTTGAACGATTTTTTAAAAGATAAAAAAGTTGTGGAATCTTCGGCTGAAGGCCAGCTTCTGTCTGAATTCACTGACCGGATTATTCATCACTTGAATGAGTCTGATAGTATTCAAGTAACAAACCGGCAAGTTGACGTTCATTAATCTTTGAACTATTCCGCAATCTGCTAGTGATGATAATCATTGCAGCCTTATCACGATTCTTTTCGAGACTAATCAACTGTTGCAGCAGTCGATTAGTCTTTTTTTGTTCCTTAATCAGCTTTTTGCTTAGCCCCATCTTTGCCCTCCTACAGCCCTAAGTCGTCGTCTTGAATCTCCAGTGCGTTGTCTTGAAATACCTTCAACGCTTCAGGGAAGTATCGCCAAGCTCCATCGTGATCACGGTAGCTCATGTCAGCATCACGCTTGACACCAAGCTTGTTGGCCCATTTGCCAATCGCAATCGGCGACACGCCAATCATGTTGCCAATCTCAGTAGCCGAGTATTCGCGGCGTGCACCAACTGGCAATGCTTGCATGGCACGAATGGCTTCGTTACGGAAGTCAACTGCCATATGTGGTCGCTGGTAATCGTCAGCAACTTTGCCAAGCTCCAGATACAGCTTGACGTCTTGATTGCGTAGCTCGTGCGCCTTGTTGACGTTCTGCTTGCGCATCTCAATCAGCCATTCTCGCTTGTACGCGAGCTTTTCGTGCTCAAGGCTACTGTCAATTGCGACTGTCTTACTGTTATGTTCAGCTTCATATTCGTTGAACAGTGATACGTACGTTGCGGTGAAGATCGTCCCTTTGCGTCCAGTCAGCTTATTAGCCACGAATTCGCAGCCTTTTTTCGTTAGCAGGTAGCAGGGACGCTCTTGATTATTTGGATCAATATAGCTTGATTCGATGAAGAATTGAGCCGAATCCAATTTTGGATTGGGCTCCAAAACATTGATATAGTCGTGGATATCACGCATTAGATGCGCATGACTTTTGCCAATCATCTTGGCAACATCCCGACTATCGATCACTTGTTGTTTGGACCCGTCAACATAGCGGATCACTGTGTCAGTATTTACGTTTTGCATTATGTTTCCTCCGTGCTACGGTTAAACCGTGTTTTTGCTTAAAAAATAATATCGGAAAATCCGATATTTAGAATTTTTTCAATTTTTCGAATCTGCAAAGCATTAGGATACGTCATCCCACGCTCCCATTTGCTCCAGGCAGCAGGTGATACTCCTACCTTTTTAGCAGCCTCTTTCTGCGTTAATTTGGCATTAACGCGTGCAGCTCTCAGTGTCATTGTCAACTTATTATCTATGCTCCTTTCTTGTTAAGGCCTTGATCAACCTTACGAGTCATATATTAACACGGTTTAACCGTGTTAGCAATACTTTTTATCATTTTATTTTACTTTTCTTATTAAAATTCAACAAAAACACGGTTTAACCAGTTATAATTAGCCTAAAAAGGTGGTTATGAATATGACTAATAATGCTAATTATAATAAGCAGATTATGGCCGAACACATTAAGGAAAAATTAAACCAGAATGGCATGACCGCTAAAGAATTTTCCGAGAAATTAGGTTTTAAAT